CATTAGCAGTGAATGTTGCGCTTGTCCAACTTGGATCTGCCGCATCAAAATATGCTGTTGTTGAGCTCGTTCCAACAGTGGTGCTAGTGAGAGTTGCCCCTCCTGTGGTGTAGCCATTTCCACTGGCAACCTCACCACTTGTTGTATAAGCAGTTGTTGAAGCTGCCAAACTAGCACTACTCGTATAAAGTGCAATTTTTAATGTGTCGGTGTCCATCTGATGTCCTTCTTGAAGGATCTCAGATTTGAAACTTGTACACATTGCCTGGGTAATTGCCATTAGATACCTCCGTTGTATTCCGAAGCATAATCCCTTAACATTTCTTGCTGCATAAGCTGGACTGCCTCATCAAACTGGCTCTTGTATAAACTTACTGTTTCTGGTGCCTTAAGAAAAGAGCTAGCTTCATAAAGACAAGAACTCAAAAGAACATTTTCAGCATTATTGCCTAGCCAAGTCGTCGTCGTTGAAGACGAAAGGCCAGTTGCTGGCACTGAATACTCAACCTCATAAGCATAAGTTGCATCTGGTGTTGGGGCCAGAGTCAAAACAGTTCCAGAAGTTGATGCTGAATCTGTACTATACATTATTGGCTGAGAAGTTGTACTAGAATTCGGCCAATAGTCTTTAAGATATGAATCAACCCTGTGATTAAGATAGGTAACATTGCTTGAAACAGTTATTGCAACATTCCTTATAATTCTTGCACTTGCTATTGTGTATGCAGAAGTTCCGACAACAAGATTTCCCGTTGCACTTGCCCTAAAGCAAGGAAGATTCGGGAGACGCTGGAATATCATAGCTTCTGCTTGATCAATAATTTCATCTATGGAATCAGAAAACTCTGTTGAGTCATCTTCCAAGAAATTTTTGATATTACTTACCAAGCTGGAATAATTCATTTAATCACCCCAAGTCCCCGAACCCCAAGTTGAATTGCCCCAACCTGCAAGATTAATTGAAACAGTTCCAATTTGGCCAGTGCCAGTTACGCTGGTTTCAGTTAATGAAAGCTGCACATTTGCCCCATCAGTCTCACCAAATATACCAATTTGGCCAGTGCCAGTTACGCTGGTTTCAACTGCACTTGCGGTAGGTGTCTCGGTTCCTATTTCCCCTGTTCCAGCAACACCTGTCACAACAGCAGCACCAACGATTGTCGATGTTCCTATTTCCCCTGTTCCAGCAACACCTGAAATGTCAGTTGCAGAGGTGGAGAAATTTATCTGACCTATACAGCCAAGTGATCCTGCACCAACATTTGGTGTTTCATAAGTTGTTGCATCAAGAGATGGATTTCCGTAAAGAGAAGTTCCTGTGTTTGTGTTGAAACCATCAAATGCCAAATTTATTATTATGTTTTCAGGGTCATTGTTCGGCCTTGGCTTAAAAAGAGCCGTTGCATCAATTATATTTTTAGGTGGGGTTAATTGAGGGTGCTTTGGCTCATACTCATCTGGAGCAACACGAAAACCATTCCATTCCGTTCTTAAATTCCTGTAAGGAACACGAAACCCACTGCGATCACTTATCGCAACAGATTTCCTTCCTTTTGCATAAACAGGCATTAATACAAGTTCATTCCTGTTGGCTTAACTCTCAAACGAACATTTGCACCTTCCTCATCCGAGGCAAATTGAAAGGCACGCTCATACAAAGCCAGCAATGCTTCAGATCTGTCTGGTGCAAATTTAATTGACAATTTTGCAGCCAAGCCAGCGCACAATGCATCTGTCCAACGATATGGAATATCAGCATCTTGATTTGAAGCCGTTACATCATCAGGCTGAAATATCCCGTAATACCGTATTGAGTCAGTGGTGTTATCTGGAACTTGCCAAACTGTCATCGTTGGTGTATATTGACGATCAATCATATATTGCGAAGACACCCCACTATCAGTTTTATTTGGAATCTGATTATATTCAGAGATAGATATCCTCGTCATTGATTGATCGGCTGATGTTGAACCGGAAACCTTCCTGTAAACAACATCAATTATATCAACAAGACCAGCATCAAGGGTATATGCTGCTTGATCAGCAACAAGTGTAACAGTCTTATATCCAAGTGTCCAATAATTCCAGCCTCGATTCGACCATTCAGAAAATAACATATTTAAGCTACGTCTAGCACTTGTAACATGGCCACCTGTTCTTGTTTGCGTATCAAGCCCGCAACGCTCAAAAGACTCATCAATGAGCTCTTCAATATTCGGCCGATAGGTGACTGTGCCAGATGTAGCCATGTTAGTACTCTTTTATCATTCTTAACACGATCTGATATGAATCAGTCGTTGCCCCAGCCCCAGTTGTTGTAAAAAATATATCCCCAGTTGGGCTGGCCCCGTAGGTGGTTGTCTTAGGAAGACCTCCAAAAACAGAATAGTCCTGATAACCGGATTGTCCTTCATCAAGATGAAGAATTATGACATCAACAGTTGCATCAGCTTCAACCTGAACAGTCATTCCATAAATTGTCCACCAAGCCTCAACAATGCGGACTGCAGAACAGCTCGATCCGGCCGAATTTTTAGCCAAAGCAGAAACATCCACCTTCTTTACAGCATCCTCATTACCACCATCAATATATTGATATTGGAATGCCATGACTATCTGGCGATCGCTCTCTGAAATTGTGGTGCTAGTTGTAATATCTGCCATGCAGACCTCCTATAAGCTAGGAGGGGATTTCTCCCCTCCTAGCAAAATATTTAAGCATCAGCAAAAGGAGTAACAATTGTCCCGCTGCCAATTAGAACACCCTGAACTAAATATTCAGCACTCGCAAGAGCTGTGCATTCAATATAACTTCCTACAATGCCACCTTTTGTTGTGCCATTATAAGTCATAACATCATTGCTAGAGGCAGGAACAAAAATCTTGTATGTGCTATCATCTATTCCGACAGCAATATGCCCAACAAATTTATCTGTTCCATCAGTTAATATATCGAGATCAGTCGCTGCTGTCCCAATATAAAACCTGTAAGAAGCTCCGTACGTATTCAACACGTTATAATCATCAGAACCTGCATAAGCTGATGTTGAACCTGTAAGGATACTTGGAAGTGTTACTTTGCAATCAGCATCATTGATTTCAATCAATTTGCCAGCATGCGAAGCAAAAGTCAAAGTCGTGTCAGCAGTTATATTTACAACTGCATCTGGGCCAGCAGAAATGAATCCTCGTAAGGAACGTACTGGACCAGCAAAAGTAGAACGAGCCATTTTACATCTCCTGTCGTGGCTAATGTCTGCCGAAGCAGTCAGGTTGACGTTAACGCCTTAATTTACTTCATCTCCCGCATTTTCAAAAGGTAATTTTATTATTAAACATCCCCAACATTCCAAGCATCTTCCGGGGGAGAAGCGGGGAACAATTTATCTCGTAAATTCTGCAAAAAAACTGCAACAGATCCAGACGCAGTTGCTTTCAAGTATGCTTTTTCCGCAGCTTCGGACATAAGTCGCGGAATAGAGGCAAGAGGTCTTGCAACCCCCAGCATTGACAAACCAACTTCAAGAGCATCACGGTTAACAATGCCACGAGCAACATCAATCCCCGCAGCAACTGGAGCTGCTGGTGTAAAATAAAATGGAATAGTACCATAATTTACAACAGATTGAAGTGCTCCACCAGCTCGCCTTGACGGACCACCAGCTTCTTCCGGAGCCATTCCGGGAAGAGCGCCAAGGTTAATAGGGAGCTTGCCAATACCTTTACCAAAATCTAAATATGAAGGTTCATTGGATGGAACAGGAACATAATATCCCTTATCAAGAAGAGCCTGAGCTTGCGTCATCCTGTCTTTAATGGGTCTTTTGGCAGAAGGATATTTACGTCCAGGCTCTCTTGAACCGATATAATCATGCCAAGCCGGATCAAGCAGCTGAGAAAAATCATACCGATTTGAAGGACTTGTTCTTAAATCAGCCATAGAAAGCTGGGGCCACCTTTCGGCAGCCCCATCTCACAACTTGGTTTATGCACCTTCAGAACCGAAAACGCCACGCCAATCAGTCCAGCCGAACGAATAGCGTTCACGAACTTTATAACGTACGTTGCCAGTTTCAAAATCGCCTTCCATGCCCTTCTTCATCGGAGAGCGCTGGAAAACCTTGAGCCCATCAGGAACATCCGTTTGCACGAACCACCTGTCAGAATCAGAAATACGACGCATGACATGATAACCCTGCGGGAGATATCCCCCAGACTTAATCGCATTAATGTCATTGTCGGCAGTTCCAACTCTGAGCTGAGACTCAAGAAGTCTTTCTGCAGTGAAGACATATGCCGTAGGAATGATGAGCCGTACGCCTTGCGCGGCGACACGAAGTCCACGATCATCTTTCATATCAGCAATGTTAATCAGAACCGACTCAAGAGACGTTTCTGAAAGATCAGCAGCAGTCGAAAGAGTATTCGACTGATTGCCGCTGCGGGTTGGGTGTGACGTACTCAAAAGAGCAACTGAGTCTCCGCCAGTATAACTACCTGACGTTGCGTTATTGAAGATATTTGCTCCTTTGACTTCCTTTGTGGAAGACATGGAACGAGCAAGTGCCTTCGTATAACGTGCAGCAAGAGAGCCATACTGGCCATCTTCCTCGGCTTCCTCTGTGATTGAGAATGCGAGTGCAACAGTCTCATGCTGATAACGAGCGGTCCATTGCTGGGTCGCTTCATCATAGCTAACTGCCGCACCTTCAGTCTTCACAGGGGCATTTCCGAAGCCCTCAAGCAGGACGTCTTCTTCATATGCCTTGCTTGAAGTATTTGCTGCAAAAACAGCTTTGTACTCTTCTGGATACTGATCGTACTCGAGACCAAACAAAGTATTAAGTCCGGGCTCAAGCATCTTAGCAAATTGCGCTCTATGCATTGCCATTATTCAAGCCCTCCTTAAATACCAGCGCTGTCTTTATAGAGATGCTCATTGATAAGAACCTCCATAACAGCATTAGCCGCGAAAGAGTTCTCTGGGGAATCCCAAAGAGCCATTATCTTGCACGTTGCGGTGCCTGCCGCCATTGTGCCAGATATTTCGAAGCCTGATTGGCCACTGGTGGTTGACCCTGCCCCAGCAACAACATCGGCACAGTTGCCAATGTTAGTCTGAGCAGGGGTACCTGCCGATTGAACCTTATAAACAATGAACGGATCATCGTAAATATAGGCTATGATATTAGTGGCTGTAGTACCTGATGGCCAATACTCACTATATTTATAGGAGCCATCTGACGCAGTGTAAGAAACACCACCAAACACACCAATATTATTTACCTCAGTAGCAGTATGAGGTGTAACCGCACCGTTGGCATCAATAATGCAGAGATCTCCATTAAAGATGTTTTCGGCAAGAGTGCTCGTAATGGTGTACTTATTGGTCCTTACAGAACCTGAGCCAGAAAGATGACGAACAGGGACGAAGCCAAAGGCTGCATCTGCATTAGCCATATTTTCCTACCTCTCGTAAGAAAAGGTTAATCCTCCATGACAGTGACACCACTGCCACGACTCACACTTGAACTCCTGTCCTGCTGGATGGGAATTCCTCCTGCCCTCTCAGTACTCCGGAGTTCGGCACTGATGGTTTCGTTCAATTCTTCAGATTTGCCAGCATAATAGTCTTTCATCTCACGATGAGTTTCTACTGGCATTTCGCAAAGAATCATACCTTCAATACCAATGCATCCTGACCACTGCCCGTGGTTGATTGTCGGTATAGGAAAATCACCAACGGTGTCCGCTGCTCGCGGACTCCACCCTTCACGCTGCCGTTTATAGACATTGTCGGGTGTCTCTTTCCCCAGAATCGAGGTGGCAACCCATCTTTGCACCATTCCTGGTCGAG